ATGGCATTAACAATGAAAGCACTTCAGGATCAGATCGATGAGTTAAAAAAAGAAATTAATGCATTGAATGGTAATAATTCTAAGAACAAGAAGTTACCAGCTGGACTTTCAATCGGAGATGAATTTCAGCTTGCCGGAACAACATGGAAAATTCTGAATATTGCAGGTGAGGGATATGTGTGCCTGGCAGAATCTATAGGGAATAAAGAGTTTGATTCTGACGATAACAACTGGGAAACAAGTAAACTGAGAAGTTATCTGAACAAAGAATTTTTAGAAAAGCTGGAAAAAGAAATAGGAGAAGGAAATGTATTAGGGTTTGAAAGAAATCTCCTTTCTCTTGACGGTCAGACAGAATACGGATCATGCACTGATAAAGTGTCGCTTCTGACAGTAGATGAGTACAGAAAATATAGGAAATACATTCCTAATGCAAATAAATGGTGGTGGTTAATTAGCCCGTGGAGTACACCATGTAATGATTATTCCAGTACAGTAGCCGTTGTTTCTCCTTCTGGCCGTGTCCTCAACCGCTACTGCGATTGCTGCGACGGTGTTCGTCCATTCTGTATCTTTTCCTCTTCAATCTTTGAATCAGAGGAATAAGTAAATGCCAGAAAATGATTTAAAAGTAATACTTAAAGCAAAAGAACTGGCGGAACATACCTTGCGAGTGACTTCAAATTGTAACCGGTATCCGAAGAAATACAGATTTTCTCTTGTAGATAAAATGCAGAATAAGGCTCTTGAAATTTATGAGTATCTGTATGAAGCAAACAGAACCGATTTGAAGTCATATCGCAGGGACCGATCAGAATTGCAAACCAAAGCAATCACGCATTGCGATGAGCTTCTGTTTTACATTGAATTGTCCATGAAGTTAAATATTATCAATGTGAAAAGCATGGAATATTGGTCAAAAATGGTGTCTGATATTAAGCATATGGCGATTGCTTGGAGAACGAAGGACAAAGAAAGATAAGTAATTGGGCTGTGAGCTGTACAAACCGTTGTTTCTCCTTCTGGCAATATCAACAACAACAACTACAATAACAACGACGGTGTTCGTCCATTCTGTATCACACAGATAGTAAGAGTAGGCATTAAGCCGAAATCAGTAAAAGATACAAAAAAGCTCATGACCCTCCCAGGAAGGGTAAATACAAAGGAATTTTTACAATGTATAAAGATGTTATATGCAGTTATGAGAACCTGTATAAAGCGTATAGGAAAGCTAAGTCTGGAAAAGGTTTTAATAGTAGCTGTGCAAAATTTCAGACTATGAATTTGGAAGGTTTGCACCTGTTAAAAGAGCAACTGGAAAATCAGACATATAGTATGAATTCGTACAATGAATTTAAAATATATGAGCCTAAAGAACGGGTGATTAAATCGTGTTCTTTTAAAGACAAAGTAGTGCAGCATTGTCTTTGTGATGAAGTTCTGCATCCGGTATTAAAGAATCGTTTTATCAGAACGAATTATGCCGGGCAAGAGGGAAAAGGCACTCATTTTGGAATGGATTGTCTGAAAGAACAGATGCTAGATTTTTACAGTCAGTATGGACTTTCTGGCTGGATCCTTAAGTGTGATATCAGAAAGTTTTTCTACCAGATAGATCACGAAATCCTCAAGCAGATTGTAGATTATCATTTACCAGATGAGTACGTAAAATGGCTGAACCATTTATTTATTGACAGCACAGAAGGTTTGGGAATTCCTCTTGGAAATCAGGTAGCACAGGTATATGCGCTTCTGATGCTGGATGAAATGGATCATATTATTACAGAAAATCTCAAAATTTCCAGATACGGAAGATATATGGATGATTTTTATTTAATTCATCCAGACAAAGGGTATTTGAAGATGTGCTTAGACCAGATAAGGCAAACTTTAGCAAACCTTAGATTGGAACTAAATGGGAAAACACAAATAGTTCCGTTTAAGTGCGGGATATCTTTTACAGGTTTTCATCATTATGTAACGGCTGAGGGCAAATATATAAGGAAATTGAATGGCAGCAACAAACGTAGATCCAGGAAAAACATCCATAAATGGATAGAGCTGGTTAAGGTTGGAAAAATGCCAGAAGAGAAGTTTTACGAAAAATATAATGCTTGGAAAAACCATGCATTACATGGAAATTGCATTAAACTGTGCTATTCAATGGATTTGTATGTAAAAGAATCAATGGAGGGAAAATAGATGACAGATACACAGATGGCAGTATCAGAGGAAAAGAAAGAGGCAGTTCAGGCAAGAAACAAGGTGACAGACTACAGCCTTGGAATTTTTGGAACGTCAGATAACTTCATTATGGCTATGCAAATGGCTAAAGCGCTTTCGAGTTCTACAATTGTTCCGGCTACATTTCAGAGAAATGATGCAAACTGTTTGATTGCAATAGAGCAGGCCAATCGGCTTAAGGTTAGTCCGCTTATGGTTATGCAGAATCTTTATGTTATCCAGGGAAGACCGTCATGGAGTTCTAAATTCTTGATTGCAGCTATTAACAATTCTGGAAAATTTGACATGGAATTGCAGTTTGAGGAAACGAAGGGCAAGGACGGGAAGCCATTTTCTTGCATGGCATGGACAATGAAGAACGGCAGACGAGTTGAAGGTATGACTGTTGATATGGATATGGCAAAAGATGAAGGCTGGCTTTCTAAAAATGGAAGCAAATGGAAAACCATGCCACAGCTGATGCTTCGTTACAGAGCTGCATCTTTCTTTTCTAGCCTTAATTGCCCAGAACTGACTATGGGACTGTATACAAAAGAGGAAATGCAGGACAATGACTTTAAAGAATATCCGATGGAAGAAATGCAGATACGGGCTCAAAAAGAAATTGCAGCCAATGCAAATATGGTTGTTTTTGAACCTGAGTCTGAAAAGCCTGAACCAGCAGAAGAGCCAGATGGGCAGCAGGTATTACCTGAGTTTATGAAATAGTTGAACTGATAACTCTAGGAACGAAAGTAATTAAGACTTGGAGGTAACATGGTTAAATTTAAAGCATTGACTGTGAAGAATAATTCAAAAGAGTTTAATGAAGTTAAACCTGAAACTGTTACACAGGTAAATTAAGATTTAGGAGAAAAGATGGATTTAGAACAAAAAGCAATCGAAAGGATCAAGCTGGCGTCTGAAATGAGCCTGCGCCATTATCGCGCGCCGGTTGTATGTACATATTCCGGGGGAAAAGATTCAGATGTTATTCTGGAACTTTTTAAAAGGTCCGGTGTTCCGTTCGAAGTACATCACAGCCATACAACCATAGATGCGCCGCAGACAGTTTATCATATTAGAAAAGTATTCAAAAAATTAGAGTCGAATGGAATTAAATGTACAATCCAATACCCGGCCCTTTCGATGTGGCAGTTGATTGTAAAAAAGAAAATGCCGCCAACCAGGACGGCGAGATATTGTTGTGCATACCTGAAAGAAGACGCTTGTAAAAACAGAATGATAGCGACAGGCGTGCGGTGGGATGAAAGCAGCGCAAGGGCTGATAGGGGAGAGTATGAGGTATTAGGGAAAACTAAAAAAGATAGGATAAAAATATCTGATTCGGAAATGTCGGAAAATCAAGGGGAAACCGAAGAATTTGAGCAGATGACAATTCCGGGTATTTCAGAAATTATGCTGATGAATGATAACTCAAAGAAAAGAAAATTCATCGAAAAATGCGAGTTAAAAGCCAAAACCGTTTGCAATCCAATAATAGAGTGGACGGACTACGATATAGCACGCTTCATTGCTGGTGAAGGAATTCATATCAATCCGCTTTATAACATGGGTTTTTCAAGATGTGGTTGCGTAGGCTGTCCGATGGCAGGAAAAAACAGATATTTTGAATTTTCCATGTTCCCGACATACAAGCGAGCGTATATCAGAGCTTTTGACAAAATGCTGGAAGTGATGAGGAATGATGGAACAGGAAGAAAACCTAGGTGGAAAGACGGGAATGACGTTTTTAGCTGGTGGATGGAAGAAAGGGACACACCTGGACAACTGAGCTTTGAAGGGTATGAGTGAGCTAAACTGAAAGTTAAGATTGAGGTGAAAGTAAATAATGAAGAGTTTACAGCTATATGTGTGCGAACATTGCGGAACGAAGTACAAAGATAAGAATGAATGTAAAAAATGTGAGGATAGTCATAAGGTTGCGTTGGAAATTCATGATATGAGGTTCCATGCTTGCAAAGATAGTGATAACTATCCTGATAAGGTAGAATTGAAAATGGCTGATGGCAAGATGGTTTGGTATCATCGGTAAACTGAAATTTAGAGGAGGTAGCCTATGAATAACAAACATGTAAAGCAGTATATCATCCAGAACATAAGCCATACAGAAGACAGCTTGTTCCTTCGCCAGATCTACACACTGGTGAAGCTGTACCTGGAAAGAAAAGACCAGAAGAATACCGGTAAAGCTGCGTAGTATGAGGTTGAAAATTATTGGGACTGGATCTTCTGGGAATTGCTATCTTTTAACAACGAATACTGAAGAAACACTTATATTAGATGCTGGTTTGCGAATAACAGAAATAAAAAAAGGCTTGAATTGGGATTTAAGACATGTTTTTGGATGTATAGTCACCCACGAACATAAAGATCACAATAAAGCAATAAGTGCCCTAGAAAGTATTGGGGTACAAATATTTGCACCATACAGGAATGATAGTGGCGTGAAATTCAAAGCTCCGTGGAAAGTGAGGACATTTGACTTAACTGACTTAAATGACAAATGGATGCACACGAACGGTGACGGCTCTGAATGCCCGTGTTACGGTTTTTGGATTCAGCACCCGGAGATGGGAACAATGATTTATGCAACTGACACAGAGTTGATTAAGTGGCGGTTCAAGAATGTAAATCACATTCTGCTTGGTGTCAATTACGATCCGGAACTGTTGCCTGGTGACGATGCAAAAACGAATCATGTTGTCCGTGGACACATGAGCATTGATACAGCTTGTGATTTTGTGAAAGCTAATGCATCAGATCAGTTACAAAATGTGATTATGTGCCATTTATCAAACGAAAATGCAGATGCTGGTAAATTTATCGAGAAGATGAAAGCAGTGGTTCCCAGAGTAAATGTAGATGTTGCAGAACCAGGTAAATGTTGGAAATTAAAAAATCCGGGTGAATGCCCGTTTTAAGAAAGGAATAAAAGCTATGAATAAAGTGATTTTGTCTGGACGTTTTGTGCGCGATCCAGAAGTGAGATATACACAGGGTAGCCAATCAATGGCGGTGGCAAGATTTACTCTTGCTGTTGACAGAAGATTTGCTAAAAAGGATAAGGATCAGCAGACTGCTGATTTTATTAACTGTACCGCATTTAGAAATACTGCGGAATTTATCGAGAAATACTTTCGCAAAGGGACGAAGGCTGTTGTTTTTGGGCGCATTCAGACAGGAAGTTATAAGAATAAGGACGGGAATACTGTTCACACTACAGATGTTGTGGTGGAAGAGATTGAGTTTGGTGAAAGTAAACAACAGAATAACAATGCACCTTCTCAGGCTGATCCTGGTGCTTCTCCGTATGGTCCGGCTGACTCAGACGGGTTTATGCAAATCCCAGACAATTTGGATGATGATTCCTTACCATTCAATTAGGGAGGATCCATGACAAGTGCAACACAGATGATTAAGACAAGCCCCGGGATTTGCCGGACTTGTAAATACTGTACTCATAATACAAATAAAGAAGTTAGCTGCAATTATATAATCATAACCCATAGGAGTAGAAATTGCGAAATTGGGTGGTGCGATAAATACCAAAAAGAGGTTAATTGATGCAAAACTACAAGAACATAGCAAGAGCAAAGGCAATTGAGAGGAAAAGCTATATAGGGCAAAAAATCGGAAAGCTGTATGTTCTTAATAGAGCGGATGATATTGTATATCCAAATGGTCAAAGGGCTATTAGATATAATTGTTTATGCGATTGTGGCAACAAGACAATAGTAAGAAAAAGTCAAATCGTTAATGGCAAAACAAAATCATGTGGATGTGTTCAAAAACAAATTATTGGTTCGATAAATAGAACACATGGTTTATCCGGTAAATGTGGTAGGCTGTATCCATTATGGAAAAGCATAAAATATCGTTGCTATTGCAAAACTTCTCGTGATTACAAGAATTATGGTGGCAGAGGAATAATCATGTGTGATGAGTGGAAAAATGATTTTCGCTCATTCTATGATTGGGCTATTAAAAACGGCTATAAAGAAGAGAAAACAAACAAGGGTATCAATATACTTACTATAGATAGAATTGATGTTAATAAAAATTATTGTCCTGAAAATTGTAGATTTGTTACTAATGATGTACAGGCAAAAAACAAGAGAAATTCCATGACAGATAATGAGAAATATGTCGTATGCCCTGTATGTGGTAAAGAATATGAAAGATTGGCAAGAAAAGGTCATGATACATGTAGTAACACTTGTGCAAGAAAACTTTATTACATTAATCATCCTAATACAAAGGATTATACGAAAATCTGCCCTATATGCGAAAAAACATTTAATGCTAAAAGAGGAGGGCATTACAAAAACGCTGTGTATTGTAGCCGAAGATGCAAGGATTTATCATGTTCACCAGTTTGGAAATACAATGGAAAATCATATAGAGTTATTGAATGGGCTGACATAGTAGGGGTAAATGCACATTGTTTGTTGCACAGAAAAGAAATGGGCTGGAGCATCGAAGAAATATTAACGACACCATTGAGAGGCAAAAGAAATGTCAAGCAAGAATTATAAACAATTATATGCCATAAAAAGCAAAAACAAAGAACGTATATTGAATGCTTGTCCTAGCATGAAAAATCAAGGTGGAATTTACTTCTATACGAGGACGGATGAAAATGAAATATCGTACTTTTATATCGGTCAGAGTGTTGATTGTTTGGAAAGAAATATTTCTCATTTGTCGGGATACCAGCATATTGACCTTTCGATTAAAAAGAGAGGATTTTATAGCAAAGATAACCCATATGGGTGGAAGTTGAATTTTATTCATTATCCAGTGTCAGAACTTGACAAATGGGAACAATACTGGATTTTGGAATACACTAAGAAAGGTTATCAATGCCGATACAATAAGACTGCTGGCGGTCAGGGCGAAGGCAAGGAAAAGATAAATGAATTTAAACCTGTTAGAGGCTATAGAGACGGTATACAGCAAGGCAGAAAGGCTATGGCTAGGGAATTATCGTCTATCGCAGAAAAACACCTTACAATCGCTGTTAGACCCGATAAATCGAATAATAAGATATCCCAAAGACAGTATGAAAAATTCCAGGAGTTATTGAAAGAGGGACAAGATGTGGAAACGGAATAAACCAGCATTTGAGTATGTTATTCAAAGGATGAGAAAATTAACGGAGGATAAAAAACATGAGATTAAAGAGCGCGGATGCGCAGAGAAAAGCAAATGCATTACGTCTCAAAGCTATTCAAGCAGCCAGTGATGCAGCTGCGCTTCGGGACAGACCAAATACATGGTCAGCAAATATGCCACCATATGCGTATACTGAACTGTGTCCAGATCCAGATTATAGGAGATAGGATAGAATGGTTAGAGAAGTGAACAACTGCTGTGGGTGCGCTACTCCTGGATATCCTTGTTTGGGAGATAGCTGCCCGAAGCGGTATGAAAAATATTAATTTGTGATAAGTGCAAGTCAGAGGTGGATCGTCTTTATGAATATGAAGATAGGCAACTTTGCGAAGGCTGCTTATTGAAACAATTTACAACGATTGAATGATAGTGGAGTGGGATTATGGAAAAAGGCTGGATAAAGCTACATAGACAAATATTTGACTGTTCTATTTGGAACAGTAGGGAGGCATTTGATAAAAGATCAGCTTGGATAGATATATTGCTTTCGGCTTCTCATAAGGATGTAAAAATGTTGGTAGACGGCAAGACTACCATAGTCCCTAAAGGCTCCTATATGTTCAGTATAGAGAAGCTAAGCGCCCGCTGGTCATGGTCTAGGAATAAAGTCAAGCGTTTCCTTAAGTTATTAGAAGATGAGCAAATGGTGATCACGGAACGAACTAACAGAGGAACGCTGATAAACGTAGTAAATTACAACAAATTCCAAGTTACCGAAAATCAGAATGAACCACATAACGAACTACCAGATGAACCACCTAAGGCAGAGGAAAAGTCTGAACCTAAAAGACAGATTTTTATTCCCCCAACAGTGGATGAAGTCCAGACTTATTGTGAGCAAAGGGGAAATGGAATTGATGCTCAATCTTTTGTAAACTTCTATGTTTCTAAAGGTTGGATGATAGGTAAGAACAAAATGAAAGACTGGAAGGCAGCTGTAAGAACGTGGGAGAGATCACGAAAGCAGCCTGAAGTTCATACAGATAGAAACCTTGTAGATGAATGGAGGCAGTCATAATGACGAGAGAAGAAACACAGAACTTGCTTGCAATGATACAAGCAACATATCCGAATTTCAACCCACCGGATAAGACAGCAGCAGTTAATGCTTGGAGAATGGCTTTGAGCGATTGCCAATGGGATGATGTTCAGAGAGCATTTGCTGTATACATGCGCACAAATTCCAGTGGTTTTGCTCCTTCACCCGGTCAGATTATGGAGAAAATCATGCTACTAACATCTCCACAAGAAATGAATGAGTTGGAAGCTTGGACTTTAGTAAGTAAGGCGTTGAGGAACAGTACATACAACAGTGTTGAAGAGTTCCAAAAACTGCCTGCATCAGTTCAAAAGGCAATTGGTAGACCCGAGCAACTCAGAATATGGGCTATGGACGAAGAATTTAACGAAAGCGTAGCTAGTAGTAACTTCATGAGATCCTACCGTATGGTTATAGGAAGAAATCAGGAACTTAGAAAGCTGCCACTGAAAATCAGAACATTAATTGAAAATCTTAATCAGGGTGATGTGACAGCAAAAATAGAAACTTCAGATAAAAGTACACTGATAGAAGAAAAACAAGAAATTAAGGCTATAGATCGGCCAGTAGCTATTCCGAATGCTGCTATGGAAAAGTTAAAAGCATTTGGGCTGAGATAAAATATATTGGAGGTAAAGAGGTTTGTCCGGACAGAAAAGTGCACTTTACTCCATGAATTATGGCAACAACTCAAAAGAAAAGGATTGAATATACGCGCCGCAGAAGGATAAGCGAAGGAAAATGCCCTAAGTGCGGTAAAGAAATGGATAGACAAGGGTATTATTGTATAACTTGTTTGGCGAAGTGCAATGAATACACAAGAGAAAATAGGGCATTTTGGAGAGCGAACAATATTTGCCCAGAATGTGGCAAGGAGCGCCTTTTTGGAACTGAAAAAACATGTATTGGTTGCAGGCAAAAGCAATATAAATGGAAGCAGAAAAATAAGCAACCTTTAACGAATGAACAGAAGGCGGCTATGAGAAATTATGGCCGCAGTGTATATAAAGAAAGAAGCGAACAAGGTATTTGCACAAGATGTGGGAAACGTAAAGCTGCTCCTGGAAGAAAAAAATGCAAGCTGTGCCTAGTAAAGGATGCAGAAAAGCACAGACTTCCTCCAGACGTTATCCCTAAAATGGAATATAAAGAAAAAAATTACCTTTGCCGATATTGCGGATTGCCGCTTGAAAACGGATCCGGAAAGAAATTGTGTGCTGCGTGCATACAAAAATGCCACGATGATGCTATAGCACTCAGAAAAACACATCCAGAAAAATTTCCTCAGAATAAATCTTGGAAAGAGAGTAATCAATTAATTTTTAGGAATTAAATTGGAGGGCTTATGCGGTTAGGGTTTAACAAGCTGAGTAAGCCAGAAGTTGATTTTTTATTGGATAATTGTAATTTTTCACAACCTGAAATCATATTATTAAAAATGGCAAGTGCTGGTGCAAGTGATATTCAAATGGCAGAAAAGCTAAATTTGTCACTTTCCAGCATAACTAAAAAGAAGAAAATTATTTTTAGAAAAATAATGGATTTTTTGGAGGTGTTTGAAAACATGACTACAATTTATGTTAATGGTCGGCGTGTTACAAAGGAAGATCTGAAAAATAACGAAATTCAAATTGAAAGTGTTAAAAAAATGCTTGCTGAGAAATTGACTAAGACAAAGTGATGTTGTAGACTATGGCTAGAATAAAAACCTAGCCATTTTCTTTTAGGAGGATGGCATATGAGCAAATTACAGGTGGCATATTTGAGAGTATCAACAGAGACACAGACTGAAAAATACGGCTTGGATATGCAGAAACAAAAAATCATGGATTACTGTGAAAAACACGGTATTACTGTTGACAAGTGGTACATAGATGGGGGGTATAGTGGAAGCAAGCTCGATAGGCCGAAAATACAAGAGTTACTAGACCATGCGAAGAGTGGAATTATAGATACAGTTTATATCTACAAATTGGATCGTATGAGCCGTGATGTTATTGATACATTAACTTTGTTTTACAAAACACTTCCGAGCTACGGAGTTAAAGTAATATCAATGACTGAAGAATTACGTACCGAAAACCCAATGGACAGAATGATGCTAACTATGAATGCAGCAATGAACCAGTATGAGAGGGAAGTCATCCGAATGAGAATGTCTTCAGGAATGGTTGAACGTGTAAAAAACGGTCTTTGGCCTGGTGGTGGAAATATTCCTGTTGGGTATCATTACGATAGAAATGATGGAATACTCCATATCGATGCTGATAAGGCAGCTCTGGTTCGCGATGCATTTGGGCTTTATCTGAAAGGATACTCATGTAATAGAATTGCTAATATCCTTGGATTTAGTTGTGAAAAGGCTGTAGATAATGCACTTAAACGTAAAACGTATATTGGTTTAATTGAATATAAAGGGAACGTTTATAAAGGCAAGCATGAACCGATTATTGATGAAGAGATTTTTTATATGGCACAAGATATGCGAAAGAAGCGCTCAACAAATGCACATGTGTCAAATGGATATCTGCTGAGCGGATTATGTTACTGCGGAATATGTGGTGCTAGGATGAGATATCATAAATGGGACGGAATAAAGCCGCGTATTATTTGCTATTCGCAATATAGTGGCAAGAGTTACATGATTCGGGATAAAAACTGTATTAACATTAAAGCGTACGCAGAGATTATAGAAGCAGATGTGGAAGATTGCTTTAAAAAGTTTGCTATCAATGTTAAAGCGAATACTAGCCAGAAAGATGATCCGGTTGCAAAGCTCAAGGTAGCAATTAGAAAAGAAAATGAGCATGTCAAACGTTTATATGTACTTTATGCAGAAAATCCAAGTAAAAACTTAATGGATGTCATTAAGGAGACGGAAAAGAAAATTGAAAAACTGAACAAACAACTTTTAACTGAAAATGACAGAAAGGAGCCAGATAATACGCAAAAAATCCAAAAGATTAAGCATGTTTCAGATGTTTGGGACACGCTTTCTGTTAAGGAGAAAAACCGAGTTTTAAAAGAATGCATTGAAAGGATTGTTATTAACGGAAACGATATAGAAATTCGTTTTGTTACTTTTTAATAGATTTTTCAACTTACCTACTGTTGCTCCAATGATATCAGGTGAAATCCGGAGATTTTTGCGGGATGACGGCATGATTAAGGTAAGCCGTTCTTTAAAAGAACTGGCAGGAAAAGTATTTCTTGTAAAAGAAGAATTATCGGACTGTTATGGACGGGATCCAACCGTAGAAGAGATTGCAGGGAAGCTTGGGGTAAGCAGTGAAGAAGTAGCCGCTTCCCTGGAGGCAGGCGCCCAGGTGGAGTCTATTTACAGGCCTTTAAGCGCCACAGAAGGAGAAAAAGGTGTTTTAATGGACAAGTTAGAAGAAAAAAGTGAGGCCCAGGAACAGCTTTTAAACAGGCTTACCCTGGAAAAAGTCATGAAAGATCTGGCACCCCAGGAAAAAGAGCTGATCCTGCGCCGGTATTTTTATAATCAGACCCAGATGGAAACTGCAAAAGCGTTAGGGGTATCCCAGGTCCAGGTTTCCCGCCTGGAAAAAAAGTGTTTAAAAGAACTGCGAAAGCGTTTTGAAGGATAA